CCTAGTCTTCTAGACACTGTGAGTAATCACGCGTCGGTACTGTCGTACGTACCTTAGTCAGTAATGACACGTTGTTGTACGAAAGCGGTGTCTGCCTTTGGGCATTGTGAGTAATCACACGATCACAATTGGAGATGAAAACCCTATTTCCGATTGGTGCCGTAAGCACACGATAATCTAGGGGGTCGATTTTCATGTTGAGAGACATGGGGCCTTATCGACGAAACACTTTAAAAGGCTATATCTCACAGATGAGCAAGGGAAACCCGAATCCCGAGTTCGATTGGCATGTGGCTGAGATTGTCAGGCAGCAAGGCTTCTCGTGGGAGGAAGATCCTGCTTCCATTTATGACCCTCAGCAATTGTATGACGCCCTAGAGCGTTATACGACAGACTGGTCACGCTATGAGCACATGGATGAGTGCTTGGAATTTGGTTTTAGAATGGCTTTTAAAATATTTGCTAAACCAAAGGATGTCGAGTGTCTCAAGCCTTACACCGACATGCAAGTGGCCACAAAAGCATTAAAATTGGGCAAAAGCGCTGGACTGCCATTGATGGTCAAGAAAGCTGATAGCCTGTCGTATTCCTTTAACAGGGAACGCCAAATACGACTAATGCTTAAGGTTCCCAACCCGTGTGTTGCGTATAAACGTACGCAGCGAGGCAACAAGACGCGCCTTGTGTGGGGTTACCCTCTCGAAATGACGATTATGGAAGCGAGGTTTGCTAGGCCTTTAATCGAAATGTTGTTGAGAGAAAGAACGACGATGGCTTTTGGCCTTTCGAAGTTCACCTTGGGTGCTTATCTTCACAGATATATTGTGGAGGGACCGGGGCGTATCGTAGCGATGGACTATTCCAAGTATGATAGTACTTTGTCCGCCACTATGATTAAGAAAGCGTTTGGTATTCTAGCGACATGGTTCACGAAGCAAGACTTGAAGAGTTTAGGCTGGGATATTGTAGTTAAATACTTTATTCATACTCCTATAGTTATGCCGAATGGTCATTTGTACCTTGGTAAAAACCATGGGGTACCGAGTGGATCATATTTCACTCAGTTGATTGATTCCATTGTCAATACTGCGCTTAGTTTCGCGCTTGCGATGAAATTCCACTTTGGGCTAAATAAGCGATCCTTATTTGTGCTTGGAGATGACGTCATTGCTAGTGTGCAGGGTAAAGTTGACCTCGCGAAGTGGGCTGAGTATCTTGAGACTTTAGGTCTTAAACTCAATGTTCAGAAGACTCGTTTGGATGAACCTCACTTCTTGGGAGCTGTCTGGTGGAAGGGAAAGCCAGATGTACCTATTGCAGAGCTTGTTAAGAAAGCCGTCTTTCCTGAGAAATACAGGGATTATGGGGGAAAACCTCATAAGGGAGCGTTGGACGTGCTTCGTAGTTACGCTTCAGTTTCTATTTCAGCTATTCGTTTGTTACCGAGTTCCCATCTGACCGACATGAGACGGGTAGACATGCCGGAAGAGAATAAGATAGACCCTAGCTATCTGACTGGGTCTGACAGATATCTCCTTGAAGAAAGGAAAATGTTGGGCTTCGATGTAACGAAACTCGGACCAGCCTCTTTGTCTGTAAGGCTTATGAGTTAGTTGGACGAACGATTGTACATTAACACGTTCCTGTGTGG